GACTTTATTTGTCAATAGGATTATATAGGAGTAGATTAGTAATAGGTAATATAATTAAGTAATTAATTATACACTTTTTGATATTTTTTGTTTTAAGTGCATTAACTCCTATTACTGATCCCTGATCTATTTCTGGAAGATAGCCATTGAAATAGATCTGGGATCAGTCATTAATGACTGTGGAAGTAAACACTATAACAAAGGTGATACGCCGGGCTTAGCTGTATGTCATGCAATTGGAGGCGTCATGACCACCTTCGTAGCATAGTGACTGATCAACAGAAAGGATAAATTATGAAAAAGAAAAAAACAACGTGGGAAGATGTAATTAATTTTTGTAAAAAGAAAAAAATAACACCTGAAGAGTTTACTCAAATGATGATAGATAATCATGAAAAAGTAGGTATTAATAAAAAAAATTTACAGGACCTAAAAACCACGTTGCGTGATTGGTCCTGCTAATAATTTGTGGCCCATTGGTCTTGGATGCGATGCGCGGCAGCGTTAGGAATAATCCCGGGTGAGACCTACCGGGAGCCACTTTAGAATGATTCTAAGTTGCATTCTAAAAAAGAGTCGAGCGCCAAGCTTCAAGCAGCAAGCAGCAAGCAGCAAGCAATGCTTGACAGCTGGTATAAGATAGTATAGGATAAATATTGAAAGGAATAAATTATGGAAAATGAACAATTGAAAAGAATAGCGGATGCCTTGGAAGAGATCTTGAGACTGGTGAAGTTGGATCTAGAGAAAACAGCTAAACGTTTCCCGGAACCTGAGACAGATGAGCTGTCGAAGGAGTGGAAGCATGATTGAAGATCTAAAAAAACGTGTCGCCGAATTGGCGGCACAAAATACTCAGCTGTCGGATCACCTGGCCAACATGTGCGCTCAGGCTGATGAAGACTGTCCGGCTGAATACAGGACTGAGCATTTTAGATCCACGATGGATGATGCTTATGACTACCTGAAAGAGATTGGATACTTGAAATGAGAATTAAAAATAACGATCTCACACATTATTTCTTGCGGCCGCATAACCAGCTGCCGCAAGGTTACCTGGCCAGCTGTGAGAAATTTTTTAAGGACCTGAAGCAACAAGCGGCAAGCCGCAAGCAACAAGCAACAAGCGGCAAGCAACAAGCGGCAAGCAGGGAGCTTGACAAGGTGAGAGATATATAGTATAGGATAATAAAGGAGAAAGATTATGTTAGTAAGAAAGATTATGTCAGTAAAAGAAGCAAGAAAGATTACAGACTCATTAACAAGAACCAGCAAGATGCCAGGCCTAAGTTACAGTCTACCAGCATGGGCCTGCCAAACTGGCGCGAAGCTTAGGAAGATTCCAACCAGCCCGTGCTTTGGTTGTTATGCATTAAAAAATAATTATACACGTTACCCAGCAATCAAGGAGGCTCAGTATAGAAGGCTTGATGCAATCAATCACCCGCTATGGGTTCAGGCCATGGCAACACAAATCAAAAGGCAAAAATGGTTTAGATGGCATGACGCGGGCGACCTTCAATCAAAAGAGCATATGCAAAAAATTATAGAAGTATGCAAGCTCACACCTGACACGAAGCACTGGCTGCCAACGCAAGAGCGCCAGTACCTGCCAGACCCTGAAGAGGTTCCGGACAATTTAATTATTAGGTTATCAGCTGCACGTGTTGACGGAAGCGCTGGCAATGCCTGGTCCCACAGCTCAACCGTGGTGACTGATGGAAGCCCCAGCTGCCCGGCGCCAACTCAGGGCGGCCAGTGTTTAGATTGTCGAGCATGCTGGAATAAAGATATAAAAAATGTTAGTTATGGTAAACACTAGAAAAACAAAATATACTTTTATGTATAGATCCAGGGACGGGCATTATATGCGCCCTGAATCATTTTTAAATATTAACAAGGGCCGGACGCTGTCAAGCAGCCAGCTCAGGGCCCTAGGCATAACAAAGGTAAAATTAAAAGATGCACGTATTTAAACACCCTAAATTTTACGAAGAGATGCGCCAGCGCGCGAAAAAATTTCAGAAAGAAGAGAAGCTCAAGCCACAAGCCTCAAGCTCCAAGCAGCAAGCCTCAAGCAAGGTTGGTTCGAAAGCTTCAAGCCACAAGCAGCAAGCCACAAGCGTCAAGCGCCAAGCTGCTCAAGATGATTGATGCAAGCATCAAGGCCTGAGCGGCAAGCGTCAAGCTTCAAGCCACAAGCGACAAGCTCCTGTATTCTCTTTCCTCTGTACAAGTAAACTTCTTCGTGTCCAAAAAGTTTTGAGCCTCGAGACAAGAGGCGAGAAACTAGGATGAAAGTATTCTGTGGGTGCTTAATATGGAAGGCAATTTGATGGGGTGAGAACTTAATCTTGTTAGCTCTTGTTACCTTCAGCTCCAATGTAAAAAAGTGCCCATTAGTATTATAGCCCAATAGATCGGGAGTACCAAAAGCACTAAGGTTTTCAAGTCTAGTCCAACTAATTTGCTTAGTATTTTTCTTAATTTCATGCCAAAATTTCGTCTCAGGTTTCATTAATATTCACCCTAACAGGTGCCTATGTAAGTATGAATTTTTTCAGTTTTGGTATCTGATCTTTGAGGTCTGGTTTGATCACAACTCTAACAGAAGATTTGCCTATTATAGTCGATTCCTGAACTTCAATTTTACCAATCGGGAAAATATTTCCGCTGCCATTATCCATGTAGATCGTAGCATTGCTTACGGCGTTGCCTTTAGTACCATCTGTAAATTTGTCAAGATATTCTTGTAGGTGTCTTACGTACATTATTTTTTTGGTTCCTTTCCATTGCCTTTTATAAAATGTTAGGGTAAAAGTCAAACATGGGATTACCTAAAAGATTGACAGAGAAGCAGAAAAAATTCGCTGAGCTTATTGTGTACAACGACGGAAGCAGAGATGCTTGGGAGTGTGCAAAGGAAGCTGGCTACGGCCCAGGGTCTGACCTTGCAGCAAGAGTCGCCTCTTCAAAATTAACTAATCCTAAATTGTACCCTCTTGTAGTTAAGTACATTGGTGAGCTGCGCGAGGAAGCCAGAAAGAAGTACGAAGTTACTATGGACAGGCACCTTGAGCAGCTTGCAAAAATACGTGACCAAGCGTTGAAGAAGGGAGCATATTCTGCAGCAGGTAATATGGAAATAGCTAGAGGAAAGGTTGCCGGATATTACATTGACAGGAAAATGATTAAGACTGGTAAGATAGATGAACTAGACAGAGATCAGTTAATGTCTAAATTAGAGAAAATGGTAGAGGACCATTCTAAAATAATTGAAGGTGAATCTACAGAAGAACCACAGCAAATAGAGCTATCATCAGAGCCGGAAGATGAAATAGAAACCATAGAAGAAATAGAGCAAGAGACACTTGAAGAACCCATTCCAGAAGAACCAGAACCTTCATTACAATAATATTTTTTCCATCTTAACAATACAACCTTTAGGAAATACATTTCGGTCAGAGAATAAACCATCGGCCTCATCGTAACTGGCAAACGTTCTTATACACTTATTATCTCTTTCATATAGGTAAGCATTAGTGACCATTACTGAAGGCATCATACCACTAAACTCATGGGCCGTAGCATGCCCGCTATCACCTAAAATATCAACCCATGTTATTTTGTAAAAATAATATTTCTTCTTTTTAAGCACTACATGTCTGTATTTTGATTTTTTATTCATAGTTAATTCCTTTCCACTCTATAAGATATAAATATATATAAATATAAAAATTCTGAAAATATTTCTGAAACGCTGTGGAAAATGTGGAAATCATAAAAACAACCTTTAAGTACTTGAAATCATTGAATAAAAGTTCCACAAAATGTTCCACATTTCGCCAAAAAAAAATGTGGAAAATGTGGAAAATGGCACATTCTGACGCAGATTTTGGCCTAAAGTTTAGAATCATTCTAAAGTAAAACCCTTTTTCCACCAAATTTTCGTGGTTTCCACAAAATTTCCACAAATTAATTTTACTCATTTTTCCCCGTTTCTCGACTCTCGCCTCTAGCTGCTCGAACCTTGTAATAAGCATCAACTCGGGCCAGCCACTCGTGACTAAGTGCTCGAAACTCGGAGCCATTGATTATGAATCGTTGAAAAAAATTATCGGGAGTACACATCAATATAACTCCTTGCTCGATCTCAGAGCCATGTACATAGTTGTGAGCCATCGCATAGGCCACCATCTGCAACTTATAATCAGTTATCCACTCGATACGCTTAGGTTTATTAGATTGCTTAAAATCTATTATACTATCACGCCCCATATAAACCCCAACGAGATCAGTTGCACCGGCATATAATCCAGGATATGATACAACCACCTCAGAGCCCCATATTTCCTCCAAATCAGGCAAACCCTTATCAATGATCGTTTTAGCCATCGAATGAGCTTGTACGCCCGCCTCAGTCATGTCTAGCACCTCTTTTTCAAGTATATAACCCTCTAAAATGCTATGCATAATAGTTCCTCGATTAGCAGCAGTATTCTTAATTCTATCCGCTTCAACTTCCCCAACCTTAGCTTTCCATTTAGCCAAAGATTCTAACTTATCCTGGGGTTGAGTAGCTGATAATATAGTCGTAACACTTGGTAACTTTTCGTGAGATACGTCGTAGACTCTTTCATCTTTTAACAGTGATCTTGTTGATGTTGGGTAGATAAATTTTTTATTCCATTTCATTAAATTATATCACTTTCTCCATTATTTTTAAAAGCCTGCAATAATCTTTTATCTTGTCTATTATCTGCAATAAGTTTGTTTAATAAAAATACACAATCACTTTTATTATTTATTAAATATTTTTTATAAATAATTTTATAAGCATCAGACTTAACAACTTGTCTAACTGCCTCAGTTTTTGAACCCCAAACAAGATGTATATTTTCTTGTTTTTGTTTAATCCTTTCTTTCGCGTACAGATCAAATCTGTCTAATAAAAACTGTGTTCTTTTACCTATCTTAATATATTTTTTAACAAAACCAATAACATCTGATTCATATAAATTATTTTCTTCACAAAATTTTATTAAGTTATTCCATTTCATGTAATTTTACCTTTCTTATTATAATATAAAACCATTCTTTTAGACCCTTCAAACTTTTCTAATCTTCTTTTCATTTTTTGGTTCTCTGCATATAGTTCATTGTAGCGTACTGTAAGTCTTTTAATTTTTGGCTCATATAAATTTCTATAATATAGGCTCCAATTCTTACCTATTTCTTTTTGTTTTGACATGGCCTTTATTTTAAATCCTCATTCTCCAAGATATTAATTCTAACCCATTCCTCACCATATTTTTTAAGGAATCTTTTTGCCATAGAACGTTTAGCTTTGTCTGACATAACTTTTAAATCAGATATTGGGACCGACTCACCACCTTTTGCAAGCATATCAAAGTCAGGTACAAATCTTCTCTTGTAGTCTGCAATTTGTGCTTCTAAAGAATCAATATACTCATTCAGTTCGATAACCTCTTCCTCATGAGCTTTGAATTGTTTTAATAACTTAATATTTTTTTTGTTTAGTTTCTCAACTGTTTCTGTCAGTGTTATACTATCTTTCAATTTCATTTTTTTCCTCCTTTAACTCAAATTTTTGATGTTCAGGTAAACAATTTATTACTTCCTCATTGGTTGGAATATTAAATTTATCTTCTTTTTCTTTTTCTAATGCTCTCCCAAATGATTTTGCGAGCCACTCTGTTGCTTTCTCCCCTGTAAAATGTCGTTCAAACCATCCGTCTACCGGTTCAGGAAAACTGGTAGTATCATGATAATCAAAAATTGGGTAACATATATCATCAGATAACCATATTTTTTTAACATCATATCTTGTTATACTTTCTAAATAATTATTTTTCTTTATAGGAACAGGATATAAAACCCCCTTACAATTTAAATTCATGAAATTTTTTATTTCATCTTTATCTTCCCATGTTCTAACTCCAAATAACACCAGTATTAATATTTGTTTATTAGAGTTTTGCCACCAATAATCTCTCATTCTTTTAAACTTGCTTTGATCAAAATCATAACCCCATTTGTAACAAAGATCTCTAGATTTACTTGTTCTTTTTATTTCAAGTAAATAATGATCATTATAAGCATCAAAAGGATGATATTGGCTATTAAAAGGTGTAAAAGGATGTTTTTCAAAATATTCTCTATTATTTGATAACATTAGTCCTGTGTTTAAATTATTAACAGCAGCTAATTCTATTTGTTTTTCTGTATAAAAATTAAAATTTGTACCAGACAAATCATAATAATCTTGATGTTGAACCACTCTACTCATTTCTTTCTCCTTTTTGATCTAAACCCGTATTTCTTATTCCATCTTTTATTACTTATCGTTTTCATGTTTTTTATACTCCTCTATTAATTTTTCTGATGGATGCCACACGTCAACCGCTGCATGACAATTAGGACATGATAAATTACTAACAATATCATAATCCTCATTATCTTCTGTATCATGGTCGCCACCCCATATTAATTCTGTTTTACAGTGCCAACAGTTCAAACCTCTAACTCCTTTTTAGGTTTATAATAAATAAAATATTTTATTCTTTTGTCATTGTGGTGAGATAAGTGCGGACCTAATGCAACACATTTTCTAGTTTTTAACTTATTCATTAATTTTAATTGTTTATAATATGATTTTCCATTATACTTAAGCTCTTCCATAATACTTCTAATTTGTTTATACATCCAAGTATGTCTAAAAAAACTACTGCCGCAATAATTTTTAAACTTTAAAGAATACTTACCTTCCTCTAAATTATTTAATGTTTTTTTAATCCAATCTCTAATTTGTTCTTTTTTGTGATTGCTAAGGTTTTTTTCTTTATTAACTTGATTACATAATCTATTAATATGCGCCGTAAATTCTTTACTCACCTGATTTCTATAATCAATTTTTTCTTTTTTTTCTCTTAGTTTTACGTTTTCAAAAAATTCAGCTTCCTGTAATTGTTTTGGTTTTATGTTCACAGAGGTAAACGTTTCGTAAAAACCAGTATTTAACAAATCCCTAGAATTTTTGATTTCTCTAAATTTATGTAATGCTCTTGTTTCTATTTGTCTAACTCTTTCTCGAGTTATACTAAGCGCTAACCCAGCTTCTTCGTATGTATAACAGTGTTTATCTTTACTCATTCCATATCGCATTCTAATAACTTTTTCTTCTCTAGGAGATAAGCACTTCGACATAATTTCACTTATCTTAGAAGATACATCAGATTCAATCGCTCTAACTTCTTGGTTTTTCGCTGGATTGACTATTTGTAATAAATCTTTTTCTTTTACCTTAGTTTCAAAAGTAG